AGCTAAGAACGCAAATTGTGGTAGCGGAGGGTGGATTCGAACCACCGACCTCAAGGTTATGAGCCTTGCCAGATACCTCTTCTAACACTCCGCATCAATTTTATAAGCATACAACATTTTCACAAACAGAGCCTGTCTTATCGGCAGGGTGTGTTATACACTTATAAAATTGTTCAGCCACTTTCACCACAAAAGCCCTGAACTGAGCTGTTACTCTGTCCGTAACATTTATTCTTATGGGATGGCGTTAGACCACACCCTAGATTGTTTTCGGTATCCCATGTTAGCGGGACCGTAAGGTCAAGTCCTAGTGTACCCCCTGTTCTCTCGTTTCAGGGACGCTCTTTTATTTACGGCAAAGAGTAAACCGGGTTATTCAATTAACTTTTTTCAAGTATTCTCGTCCTACTCGACCTTCTTGCACATCTAATAGAGCAGAGATGTTTGGGTGCCTGTGCTGTAGTTGATTACTAGACTTGTTACGCCTAGAAATCTCACGACTTCTTGCACTGGCCACTAAAACCAAATCAAATCTGCTACCGATGTTCTCTACACATTTATCAGTGTCAACCAACGAACTACGAGATTCTAAATTTTTCATTATTACTTTAATTAATTGTTAATGGAGCGGGGTAGGAGAATCGAACTCCTCGCTTTAGCTTGGAAGGCTAAGGTATTACCACTATACGAACCCCGCATATAAATCTATTTACTCTATATTTTGGTGCCCCAGAGGAGACTCGAACTCCTAAAATTTGGCTTCTAAGACCAACACGTATACCAATTCCGTCACCGGGGCATTAAAATCTGGCTCCCCGACGTGGGCTCGAACCACGGACATTCTGATTAACAGTCAGACGCATCTACCAACTGTGCTATCGGGGAATATATTATTTACTCTTGTTCACTGTTCTTAGAACGTTTCTGTGAATTTTTAGATTGCATTTCGCCGCTGACTTGTGCATCAATCATTGCACGTTTAAATCCATTACGATCTTCCTGTGATCGAAATCGACCTGTTGCCAACATTGTTTTCACAGTTTTATTAAGTTTGAACGTCGAAGTTGTTTTCATATTATTTTTCCTAACTTTCACAAGTATACATTCAACATATATAATTGTCAAATACTTTTGGTGGTTAAAATCTAGTTTAACACAGGCTCTTCTAAGGAGACACTGTTGTTTTCATCCAAAGGTATTCTAAAACATACTACCAAAGTATCTTTCTGAATCTTTCAACTCAGCGAACACCATGTCTACCCAATTGTGCATGTAGTATGTTTTAGAATACCCTGCGTTTCCGCAGGATATGACAGGGTCAATACCCTGACCTGATTCTGACTCCCCATGTTATCGCCATGGGTTTTATGCTTCAGTACGCCCGTTTGCTACTTTTTAGAGTGTGTAGCGTGGACCTCGTTTCCACCTTTTTACACTGTTGAAATTATGCGTAAGTTCGACTGTCAACTCGTTTGCGAGTTTCAGAGTCTAGCCTAGCACGTTCTAACTTATCCTGAATCAACTTGTTACGCTGTTCAGGTGTCAGAGTGTGCTCTGTCGTAAACCTTACCTCACGCATTCTTCGTTTTAAATCTATCTTCCTCATAATCTCCTTTATATAAACAAAAACCCCAGGGTGTTTAATCCTGGGGTCCTTTGGAGTTTAAGTGTATTTTATTACTCTTAGGTCTCCCGGACCCCCGATCCCTCTGGTGTGCGATCATTACTTAGGGTACTAATCACAGACCAATAGGTGGGCATAAAGCCTGCCTGTTTGGCTCTGCAATGTATCTGCGATAATGATGCGAATGTGTTCATAACAGTTTCTATTGTAATTTATTTAGTCTTTTCTGTCAACTACTTTTGATAAAGTTAAAATTATTTATACTTTTGTTTTAAATTGGTGCCCGGAGCCGGAATCGAACCGGCACGCCCCTTTCGGAAAGCGACAGATTTTAAGTCTGTTGTGTCTACCTAATTTCACCATCCGGGCAATGTGTCTATTATACTGATTTAATAATTTCTTGTCAACGCCATATAGCTCATCCACTGCAAAAAAGCACTATACACGGCTTCTGCTTCTCTCTCGTCTTGTTGTACCTTTACCCCACGAACATAAAATCCGTCTTTGGTAATCTTAAGCATTTCATCAGAGCCGGTAGTCATGACTATATTACTGGGCGCAACTTCAGCTTCTCTCAATACGTAAATAGGCTGGTTTTTCATTTATTAAAAGTATATGGTGGGCCCCCCGTGAGTCGAACACGGCACCAACGGATTATGAGTCCGCTGCTCTAACCAACATGAGCTAGAGGCCCTATAGAGTTATTATATACTAATCAGGAATTAATGTCAAACATTATCTGCGAGCACGTGGTGCAGATATTGTAGGTGCGGCGGGAGCCGGTTTTGACCGAGTTGGTTTAAGTCCGGTCACTCCGTGTGTAGCAACTGCCACTGATGACGGATCTCTGACTTTCGATTGTTTTGATTTGGCTGTTGGTAGAATGCCTGCTGCTTGTCCTGCAGCCTTAAGTGCTCCTGCACTTAATGTAACTTTCATACAGTTACCCTGTGTGTCTGTCCAACTTGGAAAGCTCACACCAAGTTGGTCAGATATTGCAGCAACATCATCGCCACTATTCACATATAAAAATCCAGTGACTGCACTATCCATAATTATAATACCGTCAAAATCTTTATCAGCTTTATATACGTCAAAACTAGTGTTAAGCATTTGTTTTTTTAATTCTGTGCCATTAATGACACCGTTTGGTCCAACAATTTTATTAACCATTGAATTGACATTTACACTAGGGTAATGCATTTCCAACATTGCTTTTAGTGCTAGCTTTACTTTTTTGCTGTCATTGCCAAAAAAAGCACTAAATGCCGACATGTTTAATTTAGGATTAAAAATTTCTGCAATTTGGCTATTATCCGTTGGAATCTCTGCTTCGGGGTCAATCTGTTTTATTATAGGTGCATATTCTCTGGAAAAACGTCCCACCAATGCTTGACTGCCGGCTGGACCAAGTCTTCCGTTTTGGCCGGCTTTTAATTCAATTTTAGTCCCATCAATATCCAAATCCCCCGGAGCCCCACGACGATTTACTCCCGGGCTAATAATGTCTAACATATATTCGCCTTTACCCACATCGCCTTTTTCGCCTATTTTTCCAGAAATTTTTTCAAAAATATCAACTTTGATAGCATCAAAAGTTTTTCTATATTCACTGTCTATCAATTCTGCATAGCTATGCAATTTACGTGGAGTTAATAATTTCCGTTCGTCTAATATTCCGTCTGTACTCAGCTTTTTTAAAAACTTTTTAATTTCAGCATCGGTTAAATTTGCATTGGCTAATGCTTCTAAGAAAACATTACTAACAATGCCTTTATAATTACGCAATGTTGTAAATTTTTCTACATCTTTTTTGATACCGTACTTGTTGGTAAATTTTAAAATATCCGTTAAGTCTTGTTCATCTGGTATTTTTTCAACCCGTTTGGAGATTGCAGAACGTAATTTTTCCGGATCTTCTTCCACTATATTAATAAATTTACGAATATCGTTAGTCATAGTAGTGTATTTATTAGAAATTTTAATATCGGTTTAGATATTGCAACGCAACATAAATACTAGTAGAAACACTAATAGTAGAAACACTGATAAAGGAACAAAATGAACTTTTTAAAATGGATCAAAAGTCTTTTTAAAGAAACGTCTTACCAAGACAACGTAGAATCTTATATTTTAAGTAAACAACCTAAAAGTGCAGCCGAAATAGAACTTTGGATTAGGCACTATAACTATCAAACTGCTAGGAGAAATTTTATATGAAAATTACAATCAAAATCTGGAATTTTTTAGTAGATTGGGCTGAAGTGATTGCTGAAAGCAGGAAAAATGCAATCAAGCGAGGCTACAATGGATACTACTAATTGGATCCCAATGACCGATGAAGATTGGGATTGGGTAAATTACGGAAGACTACCTAAAAGGTAATTTATTTTCTTTCGATGTCTTCTTCAATACAATTTTCGCCGTATTGAATTTCAATAAGCTTTAATGGCTGATCTGTTTCGTTGCATAGCATATGCCATTCATTGGTATCAATAAATGTACTTTGATGGGCCACTAAACTACATTTTAAATCATGATCTGTGCTTGAATCCAATGTATATACTGCTGCTTGCCCTTCAGCCACAAACCAAAATTCTGCACGTTTTTCGTGACGTTGCATACTTAAACAAGTCTTAGGTGCCACAGTGAGTTCTTTAAGTTTTACTCCTGGGCCGCAAGTGTGCAGAATCCGGTAATACCCCCATGCGCGAGATGTCTTAGGTGCCTTCCATTCTTCTAATATCCAACTAGACGAATTACGTTTATCTTCACCCCCGATACCAAAAACAAATTCCAAATTGGCATCTTCGAAAGCCATCTCTGGTATATTATCTTTAGTACGATCGCCCCCATTAGCAAAAATGATTTTTGCATCGGGATATGCTTCCCTAACTCTCTTAATTGCATCTATACTAGATCCGTCATCATCGTAAAATTCGTAGACAAAATCCACCATTTTAAGATTATCGATGATTGTAGCACGTTCATGCCATGGCATAAATGCCCTGCTTTTTTTGCGTTCTAACCATTTGTCGCTGTTAACGCCAACAATTAGAATATCTCCTAACTGTTTGGCTGCGTTAAAATAGGCAATGTGCCCTGAATGTATGGGGTCGAATCCACCTGTTACTAGTACAATTTTCATACAACTACTTATAAAGTAATGTCTTCCATGCCCGCAGTTCTGAGTCTACTTACATGGCCTATCATAAAGTTTTTACTTTCCAAGCCTTTCATAAGTCCTAGCCATTTATTACGGACTAAGGCAACTTCGTTAATTATTGTTTCAAAGTCAATTACTTCATCTTCACCATCAACATACTTTTCAGCATCCCTGCTCGTTAGTGCTCGAGGATAATTTTCTAAATATTTTTGAAAATGCCGTTTACGTATCTTACGCAACTGAATATTTAAATAATTAAGAATGGCTTCAATCTCTTGTAACTGATTAAAACGAAGTTCGGTTATACCCGGCAAGGATGCAATATTTTTTTCTAAATGACCTTTGATAGTGCAATCAAACTTAGCATCTGCTAATTCATTTTCATAGTAAATTATGAACGCAGGTATATTACCCAGATCCTGAACAACTTGATTATACCACATTACTCGTTAATCCATTTAATAAAAGATTTTGGAAATATATCCAATGATAAATTTCTTCTCTTTGCAAACTCTTTAATAAAATTTGTTAGTTCTATTTTTTGATCTATTGTATAATCTTGAGGCACAGTTTCGAATAACGATTTAAGTCTTTCTTTATAAATCGACAACGACTCCAACACACGATGTTTACTTTCACTGTCTAACACATTGGGAGATAAAAACGTTGGGTGCAAGCACAACTGAAAACTTATATCATAATCTTGATAATTTTCTATAAAATCAGCTAATCCAAAAATTGTAGTATTGCTCATAGTTGCATTAAACTTTAATGGTATGCTTGACTCTTTAAGAATTTCTAAATTTTTACAAAATTGATGGTATGTGTGTCCAAATCTATTAAATTCATATAACTCATTTATATTTTCTGCACTAATAACTATACAAACATTTGGGATCGATTTAATTTTTTCTATTTCCGACGATAGTCGTTTTGAATTAACACCTAACCCTGTCCATATTTCTATGGTCGTAGTGGCATTTAGATTTTTAATTAAATTAAATAGATTTAAATATAAAAAAGGTTCTCCGCCCGTAATAATAATTTTATCATAATTTAATAATGTTACCTCGTTTAATAGTAACGATCTGGTAGGAGCATTTTCTAATTCTTTCTGACTCATTTTAAAAATTACCCGATCTCGGGTAGTCATCTGATACCTATTAACATCTGATGATACGTTATAACTACCATTTTTTACGATGTCCTGTGCCCAAGAGCTACTAAATTGTTTAGAACAATAAGAACAAGTAAGATTACAGTCGGAACTTACAATAAAATGTAACACCGACGGAGTCGAGTATAAATCTGTGTGAGTTTTTAAATTTGATTCCAAACTTAGCCGGCGGCTTGTAATGCCAGCATCTTCTGCCTTCCAGCAAACATCACAATTGGGTACTCTTTTGTCCTCTAGAAATAATTCCCTATCACGGATCAGCGACGGGGTATTAAATAGTTTTCCTGGGTTATCTTTAATCCAGTTTTTATCAATTTGTTCTTCAGTTGCAGTACAGCAACTCGCGGTAGTTTGTTTTTCTAAGTCAACAGTCAACCACCAAAATTTCTGAGAACAATAGTTATTCATTCATTCCTCATCATCCTCTTCGTCATCCAATGAATTACCAGCATATTCATCATAACTACGCTTAGTATAACTGTCGATCCCACTAAATTCTTTAAGTTCTATATCGCCCAATAAATCAACTAATATGCTCATTAGATTATCACTGGCTTCTTGCCTGTCCTTTTGAGGTATATATTGTTTAAGTGTCGAATAAACTTCGCCTAATAACTCTGTATCAATTGTCATTCTTCAATTTCCTGTTCATCATTAACAGACAATTTTTGATGGGGATTCTTAATATAATCCGCCATTACGTTATCTAAGCTATTATTTTCGTTTCGCTCCCATGCTTTGCGAAATTGCTTAATAACTGTACCGTCTGCTAGAGTGTATTTAAGACTATTGCCTTCTTTCGACAATAAACCTTTAGCTTCAAACATATCAACCAAACCACTGTAAGGGTTCATACCAGTTTCGTAAGGAATTTTTACCTGAACACTTTCAAATGGCTTGGCATAACGAGTTTTCATAATCTTGCAGCTAGCACGAATACCTTTAACTTCGCTGATTTTGTTACCATCCTCATCCTCTTTGAGCTTGAGTTTACGCATAGCGACAACAACAGAGCTTGCATAGATAAAGCCTTGACCACCACTAATTTTATCGTCTGGATCAAACATGTCTTGACTTGCGTAGGTGTGGTTTGTTGCCACCAGACCCAAGTTTAAATCACCAAACATGTTTACACAGTTACGCACTAACGCGGTTAGGGCTTTGGGTTTACGTCCCATGTCACCTTTCATATCGCCTGCTTGGAACTGATTAACGTCTGTTGGCGTTAAAAGCATACCCAGTGAATCTAGTACAAACAAAACTTTAGGTCTTTCTGCTTCTGGCAGTGTTTTATACTCTTTAACGAATTCGCTGATCATTTTGGCAACGTCATCAATCATTGCCATGTTCAGTTTTAATAGCTTATCTTCAGATGTATCAACATCCAGGGCGTGTAGCCATGCTTCATCCAGTGCATTTTCAGTGTCAATTAAGATAACATAAATGCCTTGTTGTTGGGCATTTTTAACAAGATTGCCTGAGCAAATAAAACTTTTACCTGCTCCAGACTCTCCTGCAAATACAGTGACCTTGCCCATGGGGATTCCTTTATTAAAGTCCCCGCTGATAAGATAATTTAGTGCATAGTTGTTAGTAGAGATCCATGTGTCTGGATCTCTGAATCCTACGCTAATACCGTCGATACTTTTAGTGATGCTTTTTCTAAATTTTGATAAATCAAATGGTTTATTTGCCACAATTAGTCCTTAATTAAAATATTTTTTATATGTTTGTGTTCTTGAATTTTACTATAAACATCGGCCGGGTTGTCAACCGAGCCCAAAGGAATACGACCATGTCCTAATGTTTTATCATAAGGATCGAACTTATTCGATTTAATCCATTCTACATATTTTAAATCTTTAAAAAAATCAACTTCACTTAACATAAGAGATGCTTCTCCGCTGTAATAGTGTAAATTTTTAAAATTTGAATATTCGACGGATAAATTATCTTCGTACAAATCTAAAAATTCTTTTCCAAGTTCAACATAATGTAAACATAACGTGCCGGGTGGAAATTTAAAATCAAAATATTCGTAGTCTGATTTTTCCAACGGAAGTCGTCGATATTGATCTTTATTAAAACTCAAATAAAGACTGGGAATCACTTTTTGTTTTTTTTCAATTCTATGAACAAAATAATTCAGATTGCGTATAGCTTCTTTGAGCTCTGGCTTTGCAATACTAAACAGTTTGGTGGGTTTACCAAACTCTCCACTTAACTGTTCAAATTTTAAATGCAGGTAATTGAAATATTCTTGTGGTTGAGAGACAAAATCTGTACGAATTTCAATGAAATTTTTCAAATACTTATTAATAGTGACACAAGCACTTCTTAAAATTTGCTCAGCTTCACTTAAAGTCAGTAAACCCGAAAACGCTTCTTGTTGGTTGATATTACAATTGTCCAGGCACCAACGAAATTCATTCAGCCATTTACGGACAAAGTTGTTGTCGTTGAGTGAGATGTCAAAAGACGCCTCTCCTGAGGCGCCTAGTACAACTGTAAGTTTCATTACTTTTGACGATTACGAATCATTGCCAAAATATCTTCTGCACGTTGACTAGCAGGTTTAGCTGCTGCTACTGGTGCAGTGACTTCTGGCTCGTCTACTTCAAATGGAGGATCGTCATGTGTTGCCGCAGGTACTGGACGAGACACTGCTACAGGTTTTGCCGCAGGGGTGGTGTCATCGGACTTGTTGCCAGCAGCCACAGCCATGCCGGCCGGTTTGTAATAAGCACTCCACTTGTCTGCATCAAATGGTTCACCGTTTACACTGGCTTCGAACATTTCTTTAATGATCTTCAACTCAACGTCACTGGGCTTTTTAGGCAAAAAGTCTGCCAGATTATATAATCCAAACTTCTCAACTGCTTCAAGTTCGGCTTGAGTCAATGCACTTTCTTTACGAGCCCAAGTACTAGTATTATAATCGGCGTATCCGCCTTTACTAGTTTTCTTAATGTTAAAATCCAAGCCGCCTTCGTAGTCGGTGGGTAGATTTTCCAATTCTGGATCCATGAGTGCATTTTTTACCAGATTAAAAATCTGAGGGCTAATAATAAAACGACGGATCGGATTGTCAGTTGGCTTGTCATCGCTCAGCGGATTATCGCGAACAAAACCTTGGAATAGATAAGATTTTTTCTTCCAATATTTACGACCCATTTCTTCAAGACTCTTGTCCTTGAACCATGTACGTACTTCTGCCAAGATTGGGCAAGCTTCGCCCCACATTTCTACGCAAGGTACTTGCACAAAAGTGGGCTTGCTGTCTACCTGACCTTTAATGCCTGCAAAAGGCAGTTTAATCATTAGTCGTTCGACCCAGAAAAAAGTGTTTTTAGTGTTTGCGTCTGGAAGGAATCGTACACGAGCTGTAGTGCCTTCTGGGATGTTCCAATGAGCGTAAATGCCATTGTCTCCGCCTGATTGGCCGCCTTGGCCTTTGCTCTCTTGCGCTTGTAATTTTGCGCGAATTTCTGCTAAAGATGTTGCCATAATGTTCTCCTATGTAATTTAAGATGGTCTTTGTTGTGCTTAGATATACACTGCACCGTTGCAGTATATAACATTTGTATTTAGTCTGTCAAGACAAAAGATTAAAAATTTGTTTAGCACAATTAAAGTATAACTGTGCCAGAGATAGAACTCAAGTTATTTGGTAATACCAGCTAACTGTTTGAGAAGATTGGTTTCTAGTTCTTCCATTACACCATTGCTGTAGCTACCAATTTCTCTATCAGCAGTGGTACTTCCGTAGCTGCCGTACCCATATTCATAAACTCCCATACGAGGGAATTCAAAATGTGGATCCCATGCTGCTATAATATCTTTAGCTCGCTCTAGTTCTTCTCGACTTTCAAAATAATACACTCCGTCACTGAATCTAAATTCGAATCCATGCTCTTGAAAAAGTTGAACTAGTTGTTCGTCCTCTGCGTCGCCGTCTATTACATTGCCATCCGAGTCAGCTGAAGTTAAGCTGTTTGCAAATGGACTGTCTGTGTTGCCGTTGCCATCTTCTGCGTCTTCTTCCACATCCAATTTTAAGCTGGCATGTTTTTTATTTTGATCGTCTATAGTATTACCGATATTTTCAATTATACCGTTGGCCCACGATTCGAATTCATCCGACACTGCATTTTTTCTTTGCATATACGCTCGTCGAACCACAGGCAGTGCATCCATTAATCTATCATCAAATACTTTGCGAACAAATCGTTCACGAAGTTCGTCGATATCGAATTGGTCTTCATCCATTACTTCTGGTTGCCACAATGATTTATATTGTTCATACCCGCGCTGACCTCGTATAGTAAATAAGTCTCGATGCAATTTACCATAATGATCAATGGCACTTTCTACCATTTGAGACGTCTCGATGTCTTCGAAGGTCCTGCCCCGCATATTTCGAACAAACAATTTCAAAGACGACATTTCTTTAATAATTTTAGTTATATGTTGTCCAAAATCGTCGTGTATTGCACCATTGTTTTTTACGTGACGAGCATATGCTCTTGCGCCATTAAATGTAGTGCCTTCGGGCAGTCTGAATCGTTCACCCAAGGAATTCTCGATGTAGAATGCCTGTATATTTCGGCTTCTTGCACCGGGAAGAGTTTCGTCTACAATTGGCTTGCTGTGTCTGGCTATAATTTTTACATTGTCGTAAAGTTCATAGCTGCTGCGACTTGTTCCGTATTGTTTACTTTCTGTTACACGGATATCGTCTTTGTTCAATACTTCTGCATTTTTATTAGCATGTTTAAGATCTCGCAAATTTAATCCGCTTTTGGCAATATCCCTAATGTCAAAAGTTAATAAATTTCTTTTAGCAAAAAGTCTTAAATTTTTTAAAAAAGCATACCATACTTTTTTTTCTTCTGGAGTCATGCCTTTATCAATCTCTTTATCAAAATAAACTTTGAGATTGTTGTCATCTACTAGACTGATTGTTATGTTTCCAAACTCTTTGCCATCTCTGATATAATCGAAATTAAAAAATCTGGCCAAGGAAGGGTCCAGCGTGGCTTTGGCGTTTTCGTCTCCGATGTTAACAGAGTCAAATCGGCTGCGAATCTTGTCAAATAAATTTTCAGCTACTTTATCAATTTCAATCATGGTATTATATTTATGCTAAACGGTTATCAAATCATTATGAAGGGCATTGGCATTATTATGTCGTCCCTGTCATCTTTTAGTTTTTCGTCCAAGTTCGGGTCGAATTCTCTTAAGAACACTGCCATTCTAACAGCAAGAATCAACGACATAACCAAATCATCTGTTTCCCCAAGTTTCGCGGCATACCCACTGCCAGATGCAATAAAAGTTTTCAATTCGCTGACCAGGGCTTTACTGGCAACATGTAATTTTCTGGTTTCGATTAAATTTTTTAATTTAGCACAAGCAGATAATTTTGATTTGTTAGTAGTAGTAAAACCTTTTCGGTACACTCTATTAGATCCTTGTTTTTTGGGCTCACTTAAAAACATACCTTTAATATTTTCTTCGCCAAATTCACTTATAGCCACCAAAGCAGCTTCACCTAAGGTATTGTTTTCAACACTGTAATAAACATCATTGTTAGATTTTGTAGATTCAACTAAAGTTTTTGTAATTTCAGATAAAATTTTAATTTGGGTTTGAACTGGCGTTTTATTATGTTGCCACTCTGCTATCTGTTTCATACTAGGTAGCTCTAGTACTTGAATTGCTGCTGGGTCACCACCTGTGCCTAAACTAGGGTCTAGTGCAACAATATACACGTTTCCTTGCTCGGGCTTTTTATACCAACGTACTTGACCTTGTTTTATCAAAGGATCAATGCCGGCCATTTCTGTTAGAAAAATAGGATTAATTAGTGTCTCATCATATATAATGAATTCACATTCCATTTCTCTACGAAAACGTTCTTCTCCCAGTTGAGCCCGCATTTCAGTGGCCCATACATCGTCTCTATCAGGGTGTTCTTGCCATTTGCTTCTGTACGATCTGAACCCGTTAACACCTAATTCAGTTTCGTTACCGTATTCGTCGATGCACTTGTTTGCTTGTCTCCAAATCTGTGCAAATTGGTCTTCATCGCTGTTGGGTGTGCTTGTGATAATACACTTACCACCAGTTGCTAACGTAGGACTAATAGAAGTCCAAAACTCACTGGCAATAGTTGGCCGAACGAATGCAAACTCGTCGCAGTATAACAATGATATAGACATACCACGACCGGTATTTTCTGTAGTAGTGGCGCTGACTATGCGAGATCCATTATCAAAATCTATACTGCCTTTATTATAACTAGTAACACCAGCGCGAATAAAATCAGGTACACTTTCATATGCATAACGAATACGCTGCATAATTTCCTGGGATCCGGTGTATTTGTGTGCTGCCACCAAAATTGTACTGTCAGGCACAAACATTGCATACCAAAGCAGATAGCCCGCAGCCGTAGTAGACTTTCCTGTTTGGCGAGGCATGAGACTTATACTGTATCTATAATTATGGTAAGTGTTTACTAACCTACGTTGATATTCGAAAGGCTGATAGAGCATACGCCCTCTGGTGGGATGCTGGATGTAAAAATAATTGTCAAGAAAATATTGCGGACCTGTTACAGGATCTGCACAGTTAATAACTTCTCGAAGTTGTTGTTCAGTGTAGCTTTCCTGCATATTTGGCTTTTTTATCAGCACATTTTCTAAAGGTTTTGCCATATTTCGGTTGCTCTAAATAAGTAAATATTACATAATAGTATTTATTGAATTAACCAGTGAGATTTCAAAATGTCTGATGTACTGCTGCTGAACAGCGACTACAATCCAATTTCAGTTTTACCTCTAAGTGTTATAGGTTGGCAACATGCTGTCAAACTTTACTTCTTGGATCGCATCACTGTGGTTGAAGAATATGAAGACTGGGTAATTCGTAGTGAAAATTTCAGTATGAATGTGCCCTGTGTTGCAGTTACCAAAGAATATTTCCACTTTAAAAAGTCAGCAAAGTTTTCACGTAGTAACATGTTTCTACGTGACATGTACCAATGTCAGTACTGTAGCGAAGTTTTCGAACACAAAGAACTTACGCTAGACCACGTGATCCCACGTGCTCAAGGAGGAAAAACTACTTGGGAAAACAGTGTAACGGCTTGTAAAGATTGTAACCATAAAAAAGGCCACAAGCTGATTAAGCCACTTCGGATGCCGTATAAACCAGATCACTTTCAACTAATTAAAAAGTGGAGGGAACGGCCTGTACAGGTCCGACATGAGAGTTGGTATCAATATTTGGGCATTAAGCCAAAGTCTTAGATAGTTTTGTAACGACAATTATTACCATGCCATCTGCGGTAGTTTCCTAAAATGGTAACTTTACCGCAGTATTCGCATTCTGTCTTTCCTGCCTCCATTGCTTTCAAATAGTTTACTCGTTCTTCATTGGCAGGAGTCCTGCCTTTAAGGGCAGCTGACAATTTTTCACTGTGGGCAGCACTTCGTGCCTTACCTTTTAGTGCTTTTGAAATTTTTTGTTTATGCTCTGGTGTAAATGGTGCTAAATGTTTTCCCAAATTAATATCTCTTAATTTTTGCTTAGTACTTTCCGAAAGTGGCTTTTTCTTTATCCCTTTCAATCGTTTAGACTTTATCTCTTTTTGCTCTGGTGTATAAACATAACCGACAACACCGTCACCACCGTCTGTTTGATTGCGTAAAATACCGGTACCTAAATCTTTTCTACCGTACCACTTAATAAGTCTGCGCTCTAAAGCCAATGCACCAACATTAGTCAAATTCGATTCGACGATAATTATTCTATCTTTTGTCGGTTTACCTATTTCTCCCCTGCTTTTAGTAAATGCGCGGTCTCCTGTACCCTTACCAATATAATACGGAGTGCCATCTTTTCTTAAATAGGCGTAGACATAATAAGTATTCATATACTTATTTATCACCGGTTAGGTAAAACTAATTAGATAGGAGTTTCTTTTGTAAGATACGGTTTACTAAACCAAAGTTTAAACCAAGCGTCAGTGCCCGGTTTGATGTCGTTTTTACGCATCAGCTGGGCTTTTTCATTTCCGGTAACGCTGATGTTACTGCCAGGATAGCCTTCATAGGTACTCCATTTGGGACGATTGCCAATCCCGGCTAACATTTTAAGTTCTTGAATTTCGTCCATTATACGCCATACTTGTTCTTTTTAGGTTTGGCTACCGGACTGGTTTTATTTGTACTGTTAAGTTCTCTACTTTTAAAATCACCATTATTTAAATCTTCATAGTGACTGCCTACTACACCAAAAGCATCTTTCAACATTTTTTGTTCTTCGGGAGTGTAAGGAAAAGCTAAATTATTTCTACCAGCCCAGGATTCTCCGTCTACTTCAGGCGCTAATGGATTTATTCCATCTGCTGCGGCCACTGCCATCATTACACGATTTAATTCGTATACTCTGTCAGCGAATTGGGCATCGCGAAATTTATCCATTCCCACAGTGGCTTGTTGTAGTCGAGGAGGAATATCTCCTACTTTATCTTCTAAGATAATATCTTTAATTTTCATATATTACCAAGCACGGCACGACCAGTAACGAGCTTTCCACCTTGGACCAGGATTGGCACAATTATGTCTTGCCCTAAAACTTTTACGGCGTTTAGGATTTGATTTTTTAATCTTCATCTTTTTATCGCCAAAGTTTACCTTAACAACATTGCCTTTTGGTCCGCGGACATACACTTTAGATTTTTTAACATCACCTTGCATGGGCTTGCCTAATGCAACTTCCCTGCCTTGATATTTGGCTTCTTGCATTTCGTCTGTGCCATATTCATCTGCCAGTTGTTCTCCCATAATATCAATGATTTGCTCGAAGTCGTCATCTGGATGTAAACGATTGTCTATAGAAATGTTGTCGTACATATCTTGTAATTTTTCAGATACATATTTCTCAACGGCATCCTGTGGATTGTTCATAACATCATAGATATCCATAGTACCGTTTGCTAAATTTTGAAATAGATCATCGACTTCGGCCATTCGACCTTCAGTTACATCCTGTTGACTCGCACGGGCAATTCTCTGCTGCAATCCACTGATACTATCTTTGATTCCCCGTTGTCTTGTCCAGAAACTATGATCGTCACTGTATTCGAATGAAGGATCAAATTCTCTTTCCAACTTGGCCAATGCAGCTTTTAGTTCTGGTAAATTTGCTCTATCTTGAGTCAATGCATCTGCTTGTGCTTTCTCTCGTTGAGCAGCCATGGCCTTGTCAGACCTAGTTTTAACTCTAGCTAATCCTCGCTCTCGACGTTTAGCAATTGCAAGATTCTTTTCGCGCTCTTCGGGACTAGCAGCAAATACAGCATTCATTTGTGCCATAGCTTTACCCATAGAAGCTTTTTTATGATAACCACCCAGGCTTACTTCTGCTAATTTTACACTTTCAAACAAGGCACCACTAATACCTAGTAATGTCATTGTTTTCTCGTCGGCTTCTACTATGACGCCATCATGCATAAAACCAACAATACCAGTTTCGATAACTATGTTGCCCAATTCGATATCGAAGCTATCACCTAGTTCAATATTGTTTTCTACAATGACGTCACGTATTTTCATTTTTTCACCTTAATAGCTTCGTATTCTTTAATCAGTTTCAAACTCATGCTTTCTTTCATTGCTTGAGGGTTGTCACCAAATTGATATCCATGCGGAGTCATTTTCTTTTCTCTACCGGCTACGTCACCATTACCGCCTTTAGTTTGTACTTGTACAGGCATTACATGTTCTTCTGGAGTAGTGTTTGCATGATAACGTTCGTCTTTGGCTTCATCTACTTCTTCTTCTGGAACGTTTGTTGGAACTCCTTGTGACACTGGAGCTGCTGGAGTTGAAGTTGAAGGTTTTAAAGTTTCTGGTTTAGCAGTATTTAATGCATGTTGTTTTGATAATTCCAAACTCATTTGCTCACGGTTGGCTCTTGCTTGCTGCAATTTTTGCATATCACCTGGATCAAATTGACCGTCGGCTCCTATCTTAGGCAAAGGCATTCTTTCACTTAATTCTTCTTCATCGTCCCCTGTACTAACAACCATAACACTTTTTGGGTGTTCATGCGACATTTCGCCGTCACCGCCCATGCCTGCTAGTTTTAGCATTTGCATTAGTTCTAATGCAGAGTTACCATCGGCAGTAATAGTCACACTTTTGTTGCCATCGCTGCTCATATTAGTACTGACATTCATTCGGCCTTCTTGTTCATGCTGACCCATCATGCCATTGCCCATAGAACTCATACCGCATTCGTCTAGCTGTGTATCTTCTAATACTTTAATGCCAGCAATACGAAGCATTTGTAATAGCTCTTCGCCTTCTTTGACAGGATAAGTTTTACCACCTACTTTAATAGTTTCACCAGGTTGCACTCCGTCTGCTTTGGCTTTTGCAACTGCGCCGCCAAATGCATTGCCTTCTTCCATGTCATCTTCTGGCAGAGCACTAGGAACAGCTACTCCTTTTTCACCTGGCTTTGGCGGTTCAGCAGTCCATACTCCACCTTTAATAGAACCCATTGGGGGTTCTGAAGTCTTAGGAGTAGATGGTTTCGGAGATTGTGGTGTTTTAGGTGCGGGACTTGCACTTCCGCCATCTATATTTTGCGGAACAGGTACATTAGGTTGTCCTTTCTTAGGAGGATTAGATGTCCATACACCACCTTGAATACTACCTTCAATGAACTCTCTGAAATGTTCAGCAATCATTTTATTGGCAGTAGTAGAACTTTCAAACGTAGATTTTTTAGGACGCCCGCGGCCACGTTTAACTGCTGTTACGTTTTCACTGTCATCAGTTTCGCCAGTTTTTGGATCATATTTACGAGTATAAACAGTGCCTGTGGAAATTTGTTTCTTGTCAAACTTTCCAGTACCTTTATCTTTACTTCGTTTTTCAACAGACTTCATCATGTCATCCCATCCTTCGATGATCTGTTCTTTACTAAATCCAGCTTCATACATGGCTTTAATTGCTTCTTCAATTTTGCCTTTGTTATGTGCTTTCCAGGCCGCGCCGTATGCTTTGCTTTTTTCTGTCTTAGATAGTTTGCCGTCTTTGGCATATCCTTTTTTGATATGCTTGACCATGCGTTCTGCTTTAGCTCCTGGAGGTGCAACTTCTTGTACTTTCTTAGACTTGGCATCTTTGGCAGCTTTTTTCATAGGCTCAGCTTTATTGCCATCTTTATCTAAATCAATATAGTCCGGTTTAGCAGCTTCGTCCATCTTGTCATGTTTGGCACGGATCTTAGCCATTTTTTCTTTACTGGCGCCATCACGGCCTGCTTTGCGTAACGCATCCATGCCGTCTTTACCATACTTCTTATTGCCTAAGTATGCTTGTAATCCGCTTTCTTCAACTTCACCTTCTGGCAGTACTGGGGCTTTATGTTTGCCTAAACGGCTACGAATGTGGTCTTTTTTATCTTGCGTAGGGATAAGTTGCTGTATAGCACGTGGTCTGTCACCGGGCTTCCAGTCTTTGGGGGTGTTAACCTTGTAACCTCTACCTGGTTCAATCCCAAATGTTTCAGTGTCGCTTTGTGGAAGGTTTGAACCAATACGTAATGAGTCGCCTTCGCCTGATTTTTTATCAGCACTGGCGGCCTTTTTAAATCCCATATACTTCTCTGCTAGTACATGATCCATGCTTTCTTGAAGCTGCGTTTTAGCTTTAGGTTGTGATTGTGTAGCAGGCTTTTGAGGCTCCTGAGCTACTTTATTAAAATTATTTAGAATATTATAAATGTTATCGCTCATTTTCCGTTTCCTGCTTTCATACCACGTGGGTTAATTATTTTGTTTTTATGTGTGCCGATTGGACTTGCGCTTCCTTGCGGCAACTCGTTTGTTGTTTTTGCTGCGGGCGATTTGCTTCCAGCAGCTTCAGGGTACTCGTACTTGCGAGTTTCTTCTAACTCTTTAATTAAATTAGGGATTCTTGCATTTCCTACCAAATCTGATTCTACTTTTTCAGCCACCATGTCAGGCTGTAATAACACAGATTCACCAGGCTGTGAAGATTTATTACTCTGTTCTAATCCCTGCAGTGCAGCTTCATACGGGCTATTTGTAGGATTAACTTTAATACAAGCTAGATTAATTCCTGCTCGCTCTGCAATCAATGTTCTAACTTGTTCGTCATTGCATGGGTAGTTCAAAGAAATTTCCATTACACTAACTTCAACAGGTCCCATATTAGGAAACTCTGGAGTTTCTTGAATTGGTAATCGTTTTGGTTTACTAATAGAATCTAATTTGTAAGCTTCTAAAACAGTTTTAATTTTAGAGATTAGATCGCCTGGTAGCTCGCAGGCTAATCTAATTCTAAAATCATATGTTCTATGACTTTCAGTTAGATAGGCTTTAAATGGTTTCATATTCATTCCTAATATACGATATTTATTAAAATCTGGTAATTATTGCTTGGGTTTGTTTAGTATTTGTGCTAATAATGCATTTCTATCTAACACTACCCCTTGCCCGTCAATGGCATCATTACCTACACCAGCGCCGTCTTGTTTAAGTTGATGATCTAATCTCATTTTCTTTAACTGTAGATCCACCATTCTCAATTTTTTATCTAACTTGGCTTGTTTGGCTGTGATTGCATGACCCAACAGTACTCCGGCTGTTTGAAATACTTGCCCACTGAATCTGGCTTCCATGTTCATCCCCAAATCCATTAGATCATTGAAACGATTTTTAGCTAAGTCAGCCAGTTCATCCATTTCTCGATCGCTGGCATCAAGGCCTTTTACTTTAGGCAAGGCTTGATCGATTTTGTCTATGGCATTGTCTATGTCTGCAAACACAGATTTTTGTTCTTCTAGTGCTGCGGTGGCTTGTTCGGGTGTTGCATCGTCTGGCAGTTTTTCAGGCAAATTAAAAAGGTCTTCAAGTTTCTTCGTCATAACGGTATTTACCGCTTTTTGGTACCAGCAAAAATATCAGTTTCGTTGACAACTCTAAAAGTGAGACCTTGTGCTGCACAAAATTTTCTTGCAGCTTCCCATTTGTACATGTTAAGAGCCACTGCTGCTTTGTCCCTTACGCTCCTGGCTGCTTCCATTGTGGTTTCTTTTGTAGGCTTTACTTCAATTACTTCACCGTGACGTTTGCCGTTTTTATCAACATAAATGATTAAAAAATCAGGAACATAAATTGTATTTTTATTTGTAAAAGGATTTCTGTAATTTACATGAATTGCTTCACTGGCCCATTGCACCACTGCAGGGTTACTATCACAAAAATTCATAAAAGCAAATTCCCAACTAGACCTATAAGTTGGATCTCGTTTTCCTATATATTTTTCAGGATTTTTTATTGTATACTTACCCTGACTATACTTGCTCATGCTATTATAGTTCTTGTAACATATTGATTAGAGTTAGGACTTGTTTTTATTCCTAGAAAGCTAGTATTAACTCTTGAAGTATTAAGATACAATGCTATAAATGTGTTTAATTCACCTTCGGGCATCTTTTGAAACTGATTTAAAACGTCTATAGGATTTTCTCGTTGAACTTTTGCTGTCTCAATTACTGCAAGGACCAATAATCTTGCAGTTTCTGGGTTGCCTGTTTGTTGTTCAAAATAACTTAATATTGAATCGTTGATATTTTGATCAATGTCAACTGTTCCAGCAAAATAATTGTTAAAGTATTTTGTTGTTTTAGTTGTCCCGCTGGATTCTATGTTAGTGGGTTGAACTGGATTATATAATTGTTCTTGCATATTTAATTATCCGACATTGTCGTCGTACCCAAATCCTGCAACAGTGATTCCGCTGTTGTATGAACTAGGATAAGCTTCTGGAGAACTATAAAAACTATCATCAGGTGCCAATGCCAAATATTGATTTGCTGATGATGTGTCATCCGCTAAAATTGGCAACGAGACTGGTGTTATTTCATACGGATTATCCTGTGCTAAAGCACCGCCGATAACGCCAAAATTAACCGGAATACCATCTGTGGTAGTCCATACAGCGCCGAATGGAGGTCCTGCTGCTGCTGAATCTGAATTTACGCCAGGTGCTCTGTTGTAGAAACTCAATAATCCAGTGTCATTATTTCCTGGTGCCACTACTTGAACTCCTTCGGCATCTACAGATCGCACAGTTCCGTCTTTATACGTATATTTAACTCCACCAAATCCATCTGATATCGGAGGTCCTACTATATTATCTAATGGTTTAGACGGATCATATCCACCGGTACCAGTCCATGAAGAAACTACATTTTTAACTTTGTCAGCTGAATCGTCCCAAGCTTGAACGATTGCACCCGACGCTTTATTAATAATAGGCTGAAGACCATTATTAACTGCTCTTCCTATCGCAGCTCCTGTAACAGTGGACAACGATGTAGCAATAGTTCTGCCAATAAGAGATTTACCAAGGAATGTATTGCTTAGTGCTTGATTAATTGCTTGACCAGCATACAGTCCAGATACTGCGCCAGTAGCGCCAGCAATAGTGTTAGTAATTACTGCGCTGGTAGTTCCGCCAACAGTATATACTATACCTGTTTGTGGATCTGTTCTGTATTGTACACCGTTGCTTGGTAGTGTTACGCCTCGAGCTGCAAGAGTTCGTGTATCTTGTGTTATTGGAACAACTTGCCCAGGGGTACCAATAACTGATGCTGTAGCAGATCCAGGAATGTATTGCAAAGGGTTCCCAGTAGCAGCATCATATTTTATTACAGTACCATCTCTATATACATTACTGATATATTCTTGGCCGGACGGGTCCGTTGTTCTTTGTCCGTAAATTAGATTTTCTGTTAAATTATCGGGATTAAATACCCCAGATGCGGTAGCAGTGGTTTGAATTTGTGCTACCACTTGACCCGATGAATCAACTATAGAGGCAGTTGTTGTTCCTGTAACCGTTTGAAGACTTGCAGGATTTACTACCACCGTTCCATTATTATTTACTGTATCAAATACTGCGGTACTACCTGCTGATATTACTGAGTCGGTTGCGGTGACTATTCCCCTGTCAATTGCAGAAGCAACAGTGCCTAATACCGCATTCGTTGTATTTACTGCTGCTCCAACGGCAATGCCAGTAAGAGCACCACCAATAGACACTCCCGGGCCGGGTGTTCCTACGCTATAGCCGCTGCTGCCAACAATATTATTAAAGCCTGTCTGTGTCGATTCGCCGGGCGTGATAGGAAAATTAAATGGATTACTTCTGCCATTTAATGCATTGTTTATTACGGAAACACCATAGTTACCCACAACTGAGCCAACAACATTGTTTAAATTAACATTTTTAACGTTATTATATAAACGATACATTGATAGAAGACTAGACACTGGTCCGCCAGAACCGTCTGTGCCATCTGGTTTTCGTAGATCTTTTGGAGCACCATCGATTGCTCCTAAAATTCCTACATCACTGTATATATTAGTAGTGCTAGTAGAAATTGGACTCTGAGTATTGTCGTAATGTAATAAACTAAACCCATCAACACTTACTGGATTTACATAACCTGTAAAATATTTTACAGTTTCATATGCAACAGTCATACTATTTTCTAAAGTATCATTACTTCCAGCTGCTCTGTGTTCACCGTGCCTCCAATTAGTAATAATTGGATTAGCCAAATAGTATTCTGTGAATCTTTTATTATGTAAACTAAAAATCCTAATACTGCTTAGAAAATTTGGCAATGAATTATTTCGCGGTGAAAAACCCCAACCTATTTTATTTCGTGGTTGATACTTGTATGGTTGGCCGTATGCCGTTGTAGAGTAATCACTGTCCCTGTAGTAATATGTATAATAATCATTCCAAAAATTTGTAATTACATCTGCTGCATCATCATGAAATTTGATATCTACTGGATCATACTTAATGTTGGTCTGTATAATATTTTTTCTATTATATGCATTTAAAGTTTTTGTATCTACAGTAAACTTGGGCAAGTCTACACTTTTTACCAGCATCCCAGTTTCTAAACTTTGATATCTATCTGCAAAACTTAAAGCAGCGCCTAAAAAACCGCCGCCCAATTGAGTCTGACTTGGATCTAGATTAATTACTACATAATAAAGAAAACTCTGTTTAGGAGCTAATCTAAAATTATCTGCCAAAAATAGTCGTGTGGCATGATCGTAGGGATGAGTGGATTGCCCTGCTTGGATAGGCTTTAGATCGGCATTATATAATGAGGCCATAAAAATATTTATCAAATAAAAAAGCCCACCGAAGTGGGCTTTAGATACATGTTTAAACTATTAGCCTGTGATAGCTGCTGTATTAAACTGTGTAAGGCCTGGAGAGCCAACGCCTGCACCTGTTGTTTGAATAGCGTTATCGTAACGAATACTCATTGTAATAGTTACTGGGTCATTGCTACCATAATCTAAATCATTATAATTTACATCTGTTAAGAAACAACCATACAATTGCCATGCTTCTAGTACAGTGGGTTCAACTGTTCCATTAGCACCGTCCAACATTTCTATTGTTGTTACAAATTTGTAATCAATACCGGAACTTGCACTAGCCTGTTCCATAAAATCGTATTGTTTCTGTAACTGTTCGCCAACTAGTCTACTTACATTGCCGCCTGCATCATCTCTGAGAGTAGTTGCCACTGCGTTCCAAGTTGGGCGGCCTGCAATGTACACACGACTGTTATATACAGGAATTTCCACTGGATCGAAAGTGACTTGAGGTCGAGCAAATGACATAACTTGTTTGGTCATTTCTGTTTTAGGGTTGCTTACACCAAATTTTTCAAAAGTTACGCGATAACGAAACTTTAATTTTGGCATTAATAAACCTTGAGTGGTAGCACTTTGGTTACCACCTAAGGGTACTGTAAATCTTGTTAACGATGAAACTGCCATATTATGCTCCTGTTCCTACGGCTGAAGCTGATGCTAAATTACCAGCTTGGATTTCACCAGGGTTTTTCAACCTAATTGGTATGTAAATAAACTCAACATCTTTTGTTGGCTGAATAGCAACATCGACATAAAGTTCATTTCTAGCAATACGTTCTGGTGTGTTATTTGATGAATCACAAACTGCTAGGTAGTCTGTAATACCACGTTTTGCTACAAGGTCATTTAACAAGCTGTTTACAACTGTTAAAATACCGTTACGAGTAATTGGATCATTTGGTTCAAATATAAATGGCCTTGCGATCACATTCAATTGTTGTCTTAGATAGTTAACCAGTCTAGCAACATTAATGCGGTCTAATGCACTAGGAGTTGAACTTAATGTCTTTTGTCCGTAAATTAGTAGACCATTACCTGGCAAGAATGTCAACGGATTAATTTTATTAGTGTACATAACATCACGAAGACCTTGTGTTACACCAATACTAATGAACCTTCCGCTGTCTTGATCAATGTAGCCAATTGCGTTTAAATTATCAATTAGACCACGACGTGTTCCAGCAGGCGCTAACCATGGATAGCTAATATTGTCACTCTTAATCATTGCACGAATTACTGCATGACTTGACGGTACAACCACTGCGGTCCCACTTAGATCATTTGTTTGACCTTGTGGATAATATACACCCACATAAGGGTTAACAGTGGCTAAACCGTATTCGCCAGTGCTGGTTACATCACTAGTATTTTGTGCCCATCCTTGGATTGCTGTTCCAGTGGCTTGCAGTCTCATTGGTGAATCACCAATGATGAACGCTGTATTATCGCGATCTTCATTCAACGCAATCATGTTAGGAATAAGTTCTGGATATCCAGGGCAGCTGATTAAGTTAAACTGGTTTGCGTCTTCTCTCAATTCTGTACTGCTGTCGATGCTGGACTTTAATGCAGCAACAACTACACCACGTGGAGCTTTACGACCAAAATTTGGCACTCCGGTAACGTCAAAACCGCTTACTGTAACCCATGCGCCAGTTTCTGTTTGTGCAGAGTCTAATGGATATGCTTGCTGACTAAAGTAGTTAGGTCTATATTCCTTAACATTGTATCCGCTTGCACGGGTGTTCCATAGCAATGTACCTCTAGGATATAGTGCTGGATCTGGTGCATCTAAATCAGTGTGATTGCTTGTTAGCAACGATTTGATAGTTGGGATAGCGCCTGTTGCTGGGTCAGTTGTATTAACAGCACCATCTGGAGCCCAACGAGCATCTGCAAATAGAATACCATTTTGACTTACGCTATCAGTGTTATCAATTAACACCCACTGATTAATACCAGACACATTTTGATATCTATATAGTTTTGGATAGTT